GTTTCGTTATTTTCTCAATATATATTAATATAAATATATTTATCACAGAAATGAGTTATTTCTCATCATTTATTTCTTATGAATTTTTCTACTGCTGTTATATCATAGTGTCAAAGTATTTCATAGTTTTTTTTAAAATCATCTCAATCTATATTTTGAATTTCGCAAGGAGTATCCGTAAAATAATCTGTTCATATCTGAACTCATCATAACTCATTTTCTTCTCAATAACAATGTATTATTTTTCAAAATTCAGCAACACTTATTTTATATATATAACATCATTCACTCAATGTCTTATCCATAAATGGTTCTATAAGTTCTATTATTTGTTTTCTTGTTTCTCACATATTTATTTATTAAAAAGTAAATTATGTAAAAATTCTACTGGATTATCTAGATTATTAAATATATCTATAACATCATATTGTAAATATTTATGAGCATGACAATAGTTTTTAATGATACAATAATGAGCTACATACTTCCCCATAAATTCAGTAGTAAATATTATTTCTCTTATATTACATAAATATGCCTCTCAATTAGCATTACTTCAATAAAATCAAGTTTCATATATTTTTGTATGAACTATAATCTCATCATAAGCTAAATAAAAACTATAATCAAAATCATTTCAATATTCATATCAAATTTTATCTGCTATCTCCTTTAATTGTTCGTGAATTTTCATATTAATCTAAATTGTTAAGAATTATTTTAAGCTCTTCAATTTTTGCATCGCATAACATACAAAATGTATCTTCATTACTATATGTTATTTTTGACTCTTTCCAATGAGCAATTCTTCTTTCAATTAATTCTTTAGTTGTCATTTTTCTTTTGAGTTAAAGAATAAACTAAGTTCAAATCAGCTTGATTAATGTAATATTTTTGTTTTATTCCAAAAACAACATATTTATCAATTCATACTTGTTTAACATTTTTCATATAAGTAAATTAAAAATTAAAATGTTATTATCTAATAACATTATCATTATATCAATTTATTAAAAATAAGTCAAATATTTGAAGTGTTTTTTGTTACTTTTAATTTAATTCTTTACTTTTTGGCTTAAAATCTAGTGTTTTCATATATAATTTTAGTTTTTCAGAATAGAGTAACAAATCACTCTATCTTTTGTTTAACAATATAATAAATATCTTTATATGGAGTTTCTTTTTCTATTTCTTGTATTATAATTTCAGTTAATTCATCTTCTACTAGAGATAATTTTCTTAATTGTTTAATATTACAAACATCTCTTATGTTTTTAAATTTTCATTCTATATCAAATATTCAATTATTTAATACTTTTGTATAAGTTGCATATAAAAACTTAGTAACTGCTTCCGGATTTTGATTTAATGCATATTTTTCAAGTAACTGTATTGTATCTGTAAATGTTCTTCTAATTTGTTTTCATTCTAATCTTATTTTTTCATATTCTGGTAATGTTTTTATGCTAGTTATACTATTCAATGCCTTTTCCATTTTATTAAAAGCATTTATATATTTTTCTTTAAACTGCATTGCTTCTTTTCAAGTAAATCACATAACTAATATTGAAAATCAATCTCTAGTTATATAATATTCTTTATATTCCTTTCATCTTTTATTATATTTTCACGGCTTAAAATTAAGCTGTGAAAATTCTATTGAACACTATACTTTGTAAAACATTTTTATGTTCCTTTCAAAAGTTTTTAGCAATTTCCCTACTAGTACAATATAATATATTTCATTTAACCAATATTAATTCATTTCACATATTCTTATAAGTTAAAACAAAAATAAAACCTTTAGTATTTATAAACTTATGTTGCTTAAACAATTGTTTCTAAAGGTTTTATTTTTATCTATAAATATTTGTTTAAGCAAAATTATTATAATTATATATCTAAATAAATCAAACTTATTTATACTGATTTAAAAAAAATAGCTTTATATCCTCAATACTCACACTAACTCAATAATGTTTAAATAACTCTTGATACTTAATCAAAGTAGAGTTAAAAGGAGGGGATTTATTTATAATTCTGTTATTATGTCCTATATATCAAGTATATCCCCATACTTTAATTATATGTTTTCTTTCAATTCTGTTTAGTTTCAAAAAATCGTTTATTCAAATGTCTGTTTGCATAGTTATTTATTAATTATTACAATTACGGAATTTACCATTGTTCAACTATCTTTAAAGGTTCAAGCTGGTAATTCTAAAAACTCAGGGTTTAAAGCTTTTAATTCATCATATAATTTTCACTCTCTTGTTTGTATACTAGAACTTGCAATAGACACTAACTTTCATCAATCTTCCAAATATTTATAAGCCTCTAAAATATGTTTAACATCTTGTGATTTATTAAAGGGTGGATTCATTATAATTTTTTCAACCCTTATACAACTATCTCTATTAATAAAATCACAACAATCTATATTATATAATCTTTCTCATACTCTATTTTCTTTATTATGATATTTTTCATATAAAAAGTCTGCTTTTATTTCATCTAATTCATACATAAATATATCTCTACATTTTGTTTTATTTATTTCATCAACTATATTTCAAAGTCAAGCACTAGGCTCTAATACATCTTCTCATTGTTTAATTTCTGCTAATTCTACTAAATACTCTGCAACTTCTTTAGGAGTAGGATAGAATTGAAATTTCTTAATAGTTTCTTTCAATGTTTCAACTTCTCAGGTTTCAATAATATCATCTATTGCCTCTTTTAATTCCTCTTCTGTTAAATCTGCAATATGTGCCTTTTTTCATCTGTTCCAAATTAATCAAACCGTATTAAGTACATCATTAATATTTTTATACTCTTTTGGTGATAATTGCCCTTGTAAATAAAATCTATTATCTTCAATTTTTCATTCACTTAGTATTTTAATTTGTTCCTGTGTTAATTTCATATTTTACCTATTAAAAAATAATTTCTTAAACTTATCTATAAATGAAAGTTTTGGTGTAACTTCATTATACATAGGAAATTTTACCATATCTTTTTCATTGATCTTTAAATTAGCTATCCTATAATCAATTCAATACTCACTTCTACACATCTCTTGTTTCTTTTTTCTTCCTAACTTTGCATTATCAGTAGGTGGATATAATCATAAAGTGTTTTATATGTATGCACTTTGCCTCACTATATTACTTTCTGTTGGGACTAAACTTAACATATAAGTAAATCTCATTATATCTTGAAACTCATAACCTCGTTTATTTAATTCTATTTCGCAAACTTTCCTATATAAATTATCTCTATGATTCCTAGAGTCTTCACATTCCTTTAACACTTTAGCAACTATATTAGTTGATAAATCTATTATTTTCATAAGTTTATAATTAAGCAATAAGTTAAATTATATAATTACTAAATCTCATTTAGAATCTAATATAGATTTATCCTCTGTATTATTTCCACACTCAATACAAGTTATCATAATTAAATCATTTTTTTTATCATAACTGTTAGCATTTTCTCAATCTTCAATAGTTACTATTGTTTCTACCATATAAGTTTCTTTAAAATACTTATTATTTCAACATTTACATTTATACATATTTTTAAAAATCAAAAATTAAACTAAGTATTGTATTATTTGGATTATATCATTTTTTCCAGACACAGTGCATATACTCAACACTATCAGTAGCTCAATCACTGGTAAAACTCATTCTTCTATTGTGTACATAACATTTATATGGCATATTTTTCTTCCAAAAATCTTGTCTTACTTTTCATCAAAAATAATTTAATCTTAAAAGCATTATAACATATCCTCATTCTTTACAAAAATCAAGCGACTTTTCAATAATATCTTGAGCTATATTAAAGGGTGGATTAGTTATAACTATATCAAATTTTATTACTGCATCTGTTTTTGTAAGAAAGTCATCGTGATGTTTTGCTGGGCTGTCTTTCCTAATATCATTAGTAATTATTTTATTATAATCTGCTCACATTTTAAATAAAACTAACTGCTGGGTAACTCATATCATTTCATTTTGTATCTCATCAGGCACAAGGATCAAGAATTAAGTGCTTTTGACTTGATAAATCAATATTTTCTTCTTCGCAAAATTTATATAAAAATTCTTCTATTGGTTTTTGAGGAGTTACATAATAATCTGCACAATGGAGTAAACGGGCATTGGAACGGTTTGTTGATGACATACAAAATACTATAAATAAATAAAATATTTTCCTTTTATACTTGTTTTTCTATGTCAAGAACATTGCCTTGATATTAAACTTCTTTCAATTCCAAAAAATTCACTAGCCTCTTTTATTGAGTTAAAATCTTTTTCTATTTCTCAGTTTTTATAAATAGATGCTATTTTTTTATGAGTTTGTCTTTTTGCTATATCTAACATCTTTTCTAATTTTTAAATTAAGTATTAAAACTAGAATACAGGCTATTCAGTTCTCTAGAACTTATAATCTCGCCACATCATAATTTATTTAAAATATTTAAAAACAAAATTTCAAGTTTTATTCCTTCTTCATACACATACGGCAGAGATTAAACTAGAATTTAAATTTAATGATGTTGCTGCATTTGTTATACTATCCCAATCCTTAATAAAATTTCATTGTAAATCATATTGTGATATTTTTCTAATACTACGATGTACTCAATTTAAGTCGTATCAATTTGTAGCTCTTTTATTTTTACTTTGTTCTTTATAAGTAGCCCAACAGCAATTCTTTTTACAATAGTTTCAATCTACATCAATTCTATCTATTGTTGTTTGTTTTTCTCAAAAACTATCACAATGTTTTAAATAGCTTTCATACATATCATCTCTAAAGTCTTCAAAAGTTTTCCAATCACATTCTATTCATCTTCATCACCGATATTTAAATTCTGGATAATTTAGATAATCACATCTATTTTTCATATTTTTAAAAATTCTGTAAAATCTTGTCTTTGATAAAGAATGAGTTTTATTTAGATTTCAGATAAATTCTTTATTTAAACATCAACAAGATTTTATTAATCATCTTCTCAAATTATTTAATAATATATTTTTATAATTTCAACATTGACATCTACATAACACCATTCTATATTTTCTTCAAGAATAATATTTTGGTTGTGCCTCTTCTATTGTTTCTAGTAATCAAAATTTACCTCACTCTATAATATGTATTTTAACCATAGATATAAAATTAAAACCCCATATCAGTAGGCTTAGGTTTGCATTGGAAAACCTACTGATACAGGGCTATAATTTGCAACCCTAATTTAATTTCCAATGCTCTACTATTTTACTCAGATTATTTTAAAAATCAAACTAATTATAACTTTCATATAAAGATTTTATATCTTTGCTTTCTATTTGTATTGGTAATTGTTTTGACTTACAAAAATTTAATAATACATCTATAAAAAAAATTCATTGTTCTTTTGTTAGATTACTCGTTTGACTAACAATAGGTACTTCTATCTCTGTTTTACTTAATCTTAATTTTCTTGTGCCAAAACATCAAGAAAGCATATATATCTTTACTTCATAGACTGAATATCATAAATGTTTAGCTATTCAATTTAGTATCAAATAATATGTTTTCTCCTGTTGCCTAGTCCTTCATTCTTTAGACATAGGTATCTCTTCAATATAAAATTCTTTGTCATCATCTTGAAAAACTAGATATTTTTCTAAATCTTTTTTATTAAATATCATATTAACTTTCAATTAAAATATCTCTATCTTTCCACCTATCAGCTCCAAATTCTACCTCTCTATCTAAATCACTTTCAGTTGGAATACTAAACTTAAATTTATGATTCAAATAAATCTTATTATCAAAAGGCTTAACTTTAACCACTTTATTTCTAAGCTTTTTCACTTCTTTACTATCTATTATCTCTAACTTTCTAAAATAATCTTGTACAGTTCATTTAGCTAGTATAGAAGTTATTTTATTATCGAGATATTCAAAGCTATTTTGATTCATATTATTTTTTATTAAAAAACAAATCTTTTGCTACGATTCAGGTTTCTAAGTAATGAGTTATAGCAGTTTTTGCATTATTACTCAAACTAAATCAGTCTTCTGTAATAACTTTCCAAATACTAATTTTATCAGTATTACCTGCCTCAACTATTTCTTTGAAACTTTCATAATTTAACCATTTCTTTTCTTCTTTTACTTCTGGTTTACTTTCTTGTGCTTTTTTTCAGTCATCATCTTCTACTTCTAAATCAAGTAAAGATAAAAGATTATATCTTCTATAATAAGTAATCTCACTTCATTTATCTTGTGGCTTAGTATTTTCTGATAGTTGTATTTCACTAGATATACTATCCATTCATTCATCTCAATTACTATTTATATATTGAGTATCTACTATTGTTGTAACAACTGTATTATCTCTTATATAATGAAATACTAGTAATCATTGTTCTTGTAATACATCACTAAATTTATCTTGTATTTGACTTAATGTAGCATATTTATAGTTAAATGCTTTTGTATCTCTTTGTAGTTTTATTCCTGCTTTTTTTACTTCAAATAATTTCTTGTAAATATTTGTTTCCATATTCTTAGTTAAATTATAATTCATAACATTTTACTTGTGAAATTTGAAAATTGACTATTTAGTCAATTATATTTATATCACAATGTAATAAGTATTTGATAATCTCTATTTTTAGAGATATTAGTTAATGTTTGTTTATTATCTAAATCACAAGTATAAAAATATCATTTTTTATCTGTTTCAATTACAACTAATTTATCATCAATTTGAGTATAGTTTAAAACATTTACCTTTTTATACTTTCTACTATTTAGAAAATTTTCATTAATCATTTTATTTTCAAATATACATAATTCTAACTGTTCTATTGTAATATTTTTCATATTCTTAGTTAAAAAATAAACTAAATTTCCTGATCCGTGAGTATATTTATTGTAAGAGGCTTGGTAGCTTTGTTTTACTTTTATTTAACTCTTTATTTGTATTGTAAATTAAGCTTTCTTTGAAAGTCTTTTAATTTAATACATTATCATTATATCAATTTATTAATTAAATGCAAATAATTTGATAGAGAAAATTTAATTTTCTTTTTTTTCAAATATAAATGGCATTCAACTTCAAGTATCATATCTAACAAACTCTTGTTTTACTTCATTTTTCATATCTCATCTAAAAGTAATAATCCCACTTTTTTTATCTTTCATAAATCTTGAAACATAATTAAAACAAGGTTTTTCTATTTGTATCATTTTACAAGTTTTATCTGTAAGTGTTATTATTTCAAAAATTCACTGGTCTATTGTTTTTCATCATCAGTTTATACAATAACAAGTATATATTGCTCATTTTTTCATATTTATTAATTATCAAATAAACTAGATATATTACACATAATTATAATTATAGTTTTTTCTCAGGCATTTTTTCTAAGATAATCATATAAATCTCAAATATCATCTTGTGGAACTCAATCTATTTTAATCTTTTTAGAAAAAGTTAAATCTATATTGTATATATCTTTATAACTATATTCATAATATCATAAGTAAGTTAAATCACTACTTATTCAACTTCTATACGGTTTAAACAAAACACTGATTTTTGGCATATTATTTTTATTAATAATCCTACAACCTATCCCTTATCTTGAAATTATCTCAAAGGGGGTTATAAGAGGTCGTTTCGGCAATCTTCTTACGAAGCATATATATTTTACCACAAAACAATTTTAAATGCAAATAATCGACTAGTTTTAATTAAATTATTTTTTTATTTGCAATTTAAAGATAATTGGGTAAGATATAGGGGTCTTAATGACAAATGTTCTTTGAAATTTTTGATATGTTTTCTGATATTCTTTTTTGTTTTTGTGGTTATTAATAAGAAAGAGTATCAGAAACTAAAAGAACATATAAATCGCCACTTGCTATAATAACCACTTTGATAGCAGGTGGCTTTTTTAGTATTAAAAATAAAATTATGGATAAAAGCCAAATATGGAGATTTCCTAAAAAGTATGGTGAGTTATTTAAAAATATGTCAAATGAGGATATATGAAAAATCATAAAAGCACTATTTCTTTGATACAAAGAAGATATAGAGTGATTGAATAAAGCATATTATGATATAATAAAAGTAGATCTAGATAACTTAGAAAAGACAGCTACAAACTGAAATAAATGATGAAGACCAAAGAAAAAAATAACCTGAGGTTATGAAAAAGAAAAACCAGAGGTTATTGAAAATGATAACCTAAAGAAAAGAGAAAGAGAAAGAGAAAGTAAAAGAGAAAGGAAAAGTGAAGATAAAGAAAAGGTGTATTGAATAGAAAATAATATACAATTATCAGAAATAGAATACAATAAAATAAAAGATAGATATTGAGCAAATATACTCTTAGATTATATTGATAGATTAAGTTTATATATAATTAAGTTTCCAGATAAATATAAATCACACTATTTAACCTTATTAGACTGGATAAAACGAGATTGAGTAAAAGAACAAGTAAAACCAATAAATCGGAAAAAAATATATTCTTAATTTAAAAATATGAAAGAGTTAAATACAAAAGAAATAGAACAAAATATTATAGCTTGTATGATAGTAGATATTAAACAAGATTTTGATGATTTATCTGATTTAACAAATACAGATTTTCAATATTATGGTTGGTTATTTGATTATTTAATTAATAATTATAAGAATTGAACTAGTATAGATTTAATCTTGCTAAAAGAAAAGATTAATATAGATTCACTTAATATTAAATTTGATGATATATTAAACTGGATTAATAATTGCCAAAGCTGGAACTTAAAAAGTTATATTGAAACTTTAAAAACTAGATATACTTTTAAAAGTTTATTAAAAATCTGAAACAAGATAAATAATGCAGATTTTGACTCTATAAGAGATTGAACAATTATAAACGAGTGTATTCAAGAACTTAGCAATATTGAAGTTTGAGAAAAATACGATAATTCAATAATGAACATATTAGCAGAAACAGAGGATTATATAACACAAATTAGAACTACTGATTTAATTTGATATAGTTTCTGATTAGAGTTTCTTGATATGTTTACTTGATGAGTTGAAAAATGATTTGTTTATAGGATTTGATGATGAAGCAATATTTGAAAAAGTTGGTTATTATATAATATTCTACTTTCTTTAGTCAAACAAAATACTAGATGTCTATTTTTCTCACTAGAAAATAAAGAGATATTTACAATGAAAAATTTAGTTTGATTAGCTAGTTGAGTAAATTCAAGCCAGAAATTTATTAAAACACAAGAACCAAACTTTGAAAAATGATTTGCATTTTGGTTATGAAAGCAAGAAAACTTTAATTTAGTTTCAAGAGTATTTGATATAAACAAAATATTTAATTTAAGTTTAAAATTTAAACCTGATGTAATTTTTATAGATTATTTACAATTAGTTAGAATTGATTGAAAAGAGCAAAAGGAAAAACTAGAAAATTATGCACATAGCATACAAAGATTTGCAAATAAAAATAATATAGCAGTTATTGATTTATCACAACTTAGTAATTGAGTTGTTAGAGAATGAAACGAGTGATGATGAAATTGAGAGTTTAAATGAAGTGGAGCCTTGAAAGATGCAACAGATGTTTCAATTCACTTATATTTAGATAAAGAAGCAGAAAAAGAAAAACAAAGTAACTTTGCTTTATGAGATATGAAAGCAATAAATAAATCAAATATCATAATGAAAATAACAAAGAATAGGTTATGAGTTGCAAATATAGAGCAAAAATTTACTTTAGATTTTAATAAATGATGAATATATGAACCAAAAAATTAAAAGTATTAAAGAAATAATACTAGAACAGTATTGAAATGGTACAACGGTAGAAAAATGAAAAAACTTTGTAAAAAAACAAGTGGATATTTGCAAAAAATTAAACAAAGTGATATAATATAACTGTTATTAATTATTAACTAATAGATATGAAATCAATTTGTAAACAATGTTGAAAAGAGTTTGATAAAGTTAAATGAAATAAATTATGAAATATTTGTTCTTTAAAATGTAGAGATGAAAGGTTTTATAAGGATAAACCAAGAAAATCATATCATAAATATAAAACTTATAATTGTATTATATGTTGAAAAGAGTGTAAAGTAATTGATGATTATAGAGTAAAATGAATTAGTGAAAATAAAGTTTGTAAAGATAAAGAATGTAAGTTAGAATATAGAAGACAAACAGATAATAAATATAATGAAAGAATAAGATGTGATTTACATTTTTTAGAGAAAAGAAAATATAAAGATAATGAAAAGAATAATGAAAAAAGAAATAAACTACATACAGAAAGCACTTTTTTTTCTGACAATAAAAACTTATATGATGATAAAATTATAAATTTTGAATGAAGTCCTACTGGTAAAGCATATATTTGAATAGCAAAACAACCATTGATTCCAAATGATAATTGAATCTGATACAAAGGAGTTTTAATACAATCAGAAAATAGAACACTTGTACAATGTAGTGAATGTTGAAAATGGTATAAAATAATTCCAGAGAATCATTTAAAATCACATTGATTAACTAGAGAACAATATAGAGAAAAGTATTGATTAAATAAAACTCAAGCACTTGTTTCAGATACATATTCAAGATACTATTCTAATAATATTGTTAATGTAATTCATAATAATGAAAAATATAATAAAATATCAGAAGAACAAAAATTAGAATGGAGTGATAATGCTAGAAACAAAAGAGATAGACCTAAAAAGTATAATACAGACCAAATGAAAAATAATAAATGAACTTGTGATTTACAATTAAAACATAGATTTATAGAATATATTTTATGACACCATAAATATCCACCATTTAATAAATATCCTTATCCTTCTTTAAAAGATAGATTTTGAAGTATAAATAATGCTTTAAAAGAATATTGACTACCAATAAGACAACAAATATGATTTAGTGTTTTATATGAATTTAATGACTGATATAGCTTTAAAATAACTAAATGAAGATGATATGAAGAATTATTTGATATTATGAAATTAAAATGTATTGCATTAAAAGATATTTATGACAATTAAAGAATTAAGTCACGATAAATACAATAATCTAAATGAAGAAGATAAAAACAAATTAAGAATGTGGGCAATTAAAAATAAAATAAAGAAATAATAGAATGAATTTTAGTTTTTAATTATGGAGTTATGAAACAATTAAAACAAGAGTTAGAAAATAATTGATACAAGTATTTTGAAAACAGTGTTTTACATAAATACAGCAAAAGAATGTATCAAAAGAATATGTGAGATTATTATATTAACTGTATTGTTTATGATAATACCAATGAATCAGAGGTATGAGATGTTTATGAATTTGAGGCACAATTTACAGTCAATGACAAAAGTATAAATATAGAAACTGTAAGTTGGTTCAGTGATCCAAATGAGAAATATAGAAAATATCCAAAATTACAAGAAGCTGAAGAAGTTTTTGAGAAATTATATAAAGCATATAAAAACTAAAGAAAATATAAAAATTCCCCCCTCCAAAATTTGCAAATAAAAAGCAAATATGATATAATTAGAGTAACTTATTTTTTAATTAAAAATATATGACAGAATGAAAGTATTTTTTTGTAGATAATATAGATGAAAATGATTTACCTAATTTTAATATTAATGAATATATAGCAAAAGCTAGTAAGGAATTTGCTGAAAAAGTTGATAAAGATATTGTATGAAAACTAGAATTAGAACAATTAATAAAATTATTTATTATATCTAGAGATGAATTAAAAAAAAGATGATTAAAACAGTTACATTGAGTAAATTTATAATTAGAGTAGTTTAATATTTAAGAAAGAGTTATGAAAAATATAACAAAATACAATAACCTAATTGAAGATATATTTTTTGAATATGCAAAAAGATTATGGATAGAAGAAAAAGTTTGAGAAAATAGAGATTATGATTTAATGGATTATCAATGAGTTAATCAATGACCAATTGAGCTTTGGGATAGATATATAGATATAGATGATTTACTAATATGTCAGGCTAATAATTTTCCTGCAAATAGTTTACTTGATTGGTGTGATTATGAATTAGATAGATATAATAAATGAGAAGAGAGAAAAACAAATTATTATAATTATGTAAAAACAATATGAAAAAAATAAAACTTACGATTTGTGAAAATGATGATATATCAAAAGAAGTTTGAACTTTTGAAATTAATTACAAAGAATATTTAATTTGGGAAAATGAAATGTATAGAAGACTTAAAATGTGATATATTTATATTGTTTTTGATATTGATGAAGCTAGAGAAGTTGCGATGAGTATAAGACATTTATACGAAATGCTTAAATATCTAAATAAGTCAAGTAAAAAACTAAGTAAAAATAGCTAATTAGTTGTATTTTAAGCAAAAAACAGTATAATTTAATTATAGAATTATGAAAAATATATTTATTGAAAGTTTGGAGAAAGCAAAAAAAACTAATACTCCTGAATCTTTAAAAAGATTAAGAAAAGCAGAAAAAGAATTTATCAATTTTATAGAAAAAAAATAATATGGAATGAACTTGTAAACATAAATATTTAAAACTATGTGAAATAAAGAATAGTTTAGATAATTCAAATGTATATATTTGTGAATGATGTAAAAAAATAATATTCTGAAGTATTGCAAAGAGTTTAAAATCAACAGAAACATAATAAATTTAACTTTGTAGGGGTTTTTAATTAAAAAAGGATATATGATACCAAGAGAAAATATTGAGTCCGAAATACTAGCAAATTGGTTAAGATATAAAGATTATACATTTACTCATATTGCTAATGAATCTTGATTGCCTCCTAGAGTTGCAATGCTATCAGCAATTAAAAAGAAAAAGATGTGATTATCGCCTTGAGTTCCTGACTTTTTAGTAATTTTGAAAAAATGAAGTTTACTATTTATAGAAATGAAAAGACAAAGAAAAGTATTAAAGAATTGAAAGTTATGAGCAAGTCCGAGTGTTGTAAGTGAAGAACAATTGAAATGGCAAAGGGAACTAAACAAGCTAAATAATATTCAATGTGAAATATGCTATTGAGCAAATGAAGCAATAAAACAAATTGAAACTTTAGAATATAAATAAAAACAAATGATAGTAAAAGCACATTGAAGAGTTTATGAATATTCAGAAGAGAAAAGAAAACTATATTCAGAAAATCAAAAGAAAGCTAGATGAATAAAAAGACAATTAGAAATAAAAGCTTATATTTGAGAAAAGAAAAAAGAAATACAGTTAAAACAAGAGTTTAATAATAACTAAATAAATAAAATATGACAGAAGCACAAATAACTAATAAAAATAATCAATTGATAATAAAACATCTAAATCTTTACGAGATATTTAAAAAATGATATATAACACTAAAAGAGTACCAAGATAAGAAAGTAAAGATTAGTAATGTAATTATATAAAATGAGAAAACAAAAAATAATACTTCCACAAATGATGGAGATGATGAAAGCAGATTATCAAGTAATGAAGCAATGTGATTTTTTAAAGAAATATAAAATATGAATAGTAACAACATTAAAGATTTTTTGACATAAGAAATCACAAGCTTGATATAAACCAGAAGTATATAAAAAACCAGTAAAAGAAGAGATTAAACCAAAGGACTATTCTATATTTAAAAAGGTTAAAGAAAAGAAGTATTATTTAGAAAAGTGATCGGAAATTGTACAAAGTAAATCTATATTTGATGTTATGTGAGTTAAATCTATTGGTAATATTAATTAATTAATTAAAGAATATATGAATTATAAAGATGAAGCAATAACAATGATAACTAGAAAATGATTTAATTATTATTTTGAAAAGGTAAATTTAAAAGATAATTGTAAATATGTATTTCCTATGATTTGAATCAGTATCATTTTTGATGTAAAAACTTGATTTTATTATAAGCATTGATATAAAGAATATAAAATAAAAGAAATTAAATATACATTTGATTATTATTTGAATTATCTTGATGATATTAATAAAAAACTTGATTAATTCTATAAAATAGTATAATAATTAATATATAAATTATGAAAAAATTAGATAAAGCAATAAATACATTAAAGAATGTATTAAAAGATTGTTGAACTATAACAACTCCTGAACAAGAAATACTTAATGATATTGCTTTAATTTATAAAGATACATCAGTTTGAGATTATATAAATATATGAGGATATAAATTAACAGTATCAAAAATAGAAGATTGAACTTATTATTTTACGATAGAAAAATGAGGGTAGATAAAAAAAAGAATATGGTGAAAGTTCTTAAAGAAGTTATAAATAATCCTTTACAATCACAAAGAGATATTGCAGAAAGTACTTGACTTGGACTATGAAGTGTTAATAGAGCCATTGATGATTTGGAACAAAATGGAACATTAGAAGAAAAAAATGTTATAGATTTTGTAAAATTAGATTTAGAACTTCAAGAATTATGCACGAGAGAAATGATAAGAAGAACTAGAGAGGAAACTAAAGAAGTTAATAATCAAGATATAGTTAGATTTAATGAAACTGCTTTTAAGAGAAGTCAAATACTTTGATTAACAGATAAGCAGAAAGAACATATGATTATAGAAATACAATTATAATATGAAACAATTAGTACCAGAATGAACAAGATATTGAAAATATACTATTTTAAAAGAAATAGAAAGTAAAAAAGATAGGTATTTCGAGTGTAAATGTGATTGTTGAAATATAAAAAATGTTAGACTATCTCATTTAAAGAATTGAAGTATAAAATCTTGTTGAAAATGTCCATCAGAACAAATAATTAGAAAATGTAACTGTTGAAAAGATATGTTACTTTTTTATTATCAGAAGAATAAGATATTTTGTAGTTTAGAATGTAGAATTAACTCTACTAAGAATAGATATACATATAATTGTAAGGTTTGTTGAATTTCTAAGGAAGTACCACTATCAAGAATAAATAAGAATAGAGAGTGTTGCTCATCTTCTTGTAGAAGTATATTATTACAATCTAGGTTACATAATAATGTAATTGAGGACTATAAAGAAAGAAGAGTTTTTATAAATTGAGAACTAAGAAAAAAAAGAAAAGATAATGAATATAAAAAATGGAGAAAAGAATGCTTAAAAAGAGATTGAAATAAATGTTGTAACTGTTGAAAAGAGGCAGAATGTGTACACCATATAAAACAAGTAAAGGATTTTCCTGATTTAATACTGGAAATAAGTAATGGATTAAGTTTGTGTAAAATATGTCATAATAACATACATAATGTGAAAAAAGACAATAGACCTATCTAAATCTTTAAGAACTTGGCAAAAAACCTTTTTACAAAATGTAAAAAGGTTTAATTTGCTTGTTATCCATAGAAGAGCTTGAAAAACAGTTATAGCAATTATATTACTTATAACAAAAGCTTTACAAGAAAAATGAGATTATGGATATATAGCACCAACTTATAAACAAGCAAAAAAGATAGCATTTAGGATATTAGAAAAAGTATGTATTCAAATTTGATGAATTCGTACTAACATATCAGAATTAACATTTACATTTGAAAATTGAAGCACTATAAGCTTATTTTGAGCAGAAAACCCTGACTCTCTTAGATGATTAGATTTAAGAGGGGTTATTTTTGATGAATATGCACAACAGCCTAGTTGGATATATTGAGAGATTATATTTCCAATGATAAATGCAAATAAAGGTTGGGTAACTTGGATAGGAACACCTAAATGAAAGAACTCTTTTTATAAACTTTATGAAAGAGCTAAAAAAGATGATAGATTTTACACTGTTTTACTTAGATATACAGACACAAACTTATTAGATGAAGAACAAATAAAAGATGCAAGAGCTGAAATGACAGAAGAAGAGTTTGAACAAGAGTACAATTGTAGTTTTGATGCTTATATGAGATGAGCTGTTTATGGTAAAGAACTTGCATTAGCACAAAGAGAATGAAGAGTTAAAAAAGATATATATAATCCTGAATTAGAAGTTTATACATTCTGGGATTTATGAATATCAGATGCAATGACTATTATATTTGTACAAGTATTATGAAAAGAGATTAGAATTATAGATAGTTATAAAAATACTTGATTCTGATTAGAACATTATGCTTGAATAGTAAAAGCTAAACCATATAAGTATAAAGATCATTATTTTCCACACGATATCAAACAAAGAGAATTAAGCACTTGATTAACAAGATTATCAGTAGCACTAGAGTTATTATGAGATAATTGTGGAATAGTTCCAATGAATAGTATAGAGAGTTGAATAAATGCAGGAAGATATATATTCAAATATTTATGGATTAATGATGAGTTAGAAGATTTAATTAATGATTTAAGTTTATATCAATATGAATGGGATGAAAATAGATGAGAGTTTACAAAAACACCAAAACACGATTGGACTTCTCATTATGCTGATGCTTATAGATATTTAGCAACTATATTTAGATATTTAGTAGAAGAACCACCAAAACAATTAGAACAAAAACAAATAAGAAATGTTATATATGATGAATGATTAAGTTTAGATGAGATTATTATTTGAGATTTTAATGATAGAGATGATGAAGATACAGTTTTTTAAAAATATTTGATTTTAATAAAAAATAAGTAATATAATAATATACTAATTAATATACTTCACAATATGAAGACAAATCAAGAACTTTACAATGATTTTTTTAGTAAAATAGATATTGAAGAATGAACTTTAATATGAATGATACAAACTCAATTTAATGAGTGAGAGCATTTTATGCAGAATAAAAGAGATGAATTAGACACTAATTTTGAAATTTATAAAAATATAGTTACAAAAGAATGAGATGTATGAGATGAAACAACTTTTATAACTATTAATGCTTTGATTGCTCGTTCAATATCAGAAGAGTTTAGAGGGGAATTCATAAGTAATGATACAAGAAGTCAGATTACGGCAGAGAACTTAAATAATATGTTGGCACAGGATTATGATAATGATGATATGTTAGCAGTAGATTTATATTGACTACTATTTAAATATATAATGTGAGTTTTTATAAAAATAGAAGCTGGTTGGAATTGAAAGACTAAATCTCCTATATTTAATTATGTAGATCCTAGAAGTTGGATACCAGACCCTAATTGAAATTATCAAACTTGAGAATTTGCTTATTCTTGATTTGTTACAATGTGTTGAGAATTTGCACTTGATAATGATTGGTTAGATAAAGATAAATTAGCTCCATATAATGTTTGATATTCAACTAATCTTGCTAAATATAGAGACCAACAATTAGAATGATATTTGAATACTTGATGAACAAAAGTAAATAATTACTTTGATATATACTACCATTATTTTTATATAAAAGATAAAAAAGGTAAACAAAGAAAAGCTATGGCAATTCTTTGAAATGAAAGAAGTTTAATCTTACAAATAGAATTATATGAAGAACCATCAGAAGATATAGATGCTGAATTTCCTATTTCTTTTGAATATTATGGCTTTGAATTTAATAATGTATTATGAGATAATGTTGTAAAACATACAGCAGAACCACAAAAGATAAAAGCACTTAATAGAACACTAAGAATTAAAAAAGCAAAAGCTTGATTATATCCTATGTATTTCTATAACGAAAAATATATAACTAAATCACAATTAGCATTTTGATTTAATAAATTCATACCAGTTAATACAAAAACAGAATGAGCTATTGATTTAAACTCTATAATTACAGCATTTAGACCAGATGATAGAGTTGATAATACTTATTTAATAGATAATGATTTAGATAAACAAGTTGAAAGAAGTACAAGTGTTTGAGCTAATATAACTTGAAGCACACAAGAAGCACAAGATAATACAGCAACAGAAGCAACTTTAGTACAAACAAATGCGGATATAAATATCGCTTATAGAGAAAAAATATCAAACATAGGTAAAAAACAATTTATGAGAGTTTGGTATCAAGCTTATTTAAGATATTTTGAAGAATGAGATAAAAAGATTATCTTACAAGACAATTGAATTGGAACAACTCCAGTAGAAATAAAAAAGAAAGACTTTTACTTAAAAGCTTATAATAAAATAAGAGTAAGAAGTAAAACACAAATAGAAATGCAAAGAAGAAAAGATTTACAAGCTATAAATAATCTTGTAAATCTAGTAGCTTCAATAGATACTATTGATAATTACCAAAAACTACTACTTATAAGAGATTTAGCTGAAGCACAAGGATTATGAAATAGTAAAATAAAAACAAGATTATCTTGATGACCAGAAGAAGAATTGATAAAACTAGAAAATGATATACTAGACCAAAAAGCATTTTTTCCGATAGCTTCAGATGATAACCATTTAATCCATATAATGCTCCAAAAACCTATTGATGATAAAAATATGGCTAGTATAGCACATTTTCAAGCACATATTAAAGAATGGGTTAAACAATGAAAACAAGTTAATTCAACTGTGAATTGAACACAACAGGCTATACAATCTAGTATGGCTTCGCAAACAATGGCACAGTGAAACCAAAATACAGCACAAAATACACCTATTACTACTTAATAATATAATATGAATTTGAAAGATGTAAAAAAAGAAGTTTTTGTCCCTGAATACTCACAATTAATGAGAGATGAAATTTATCTTGAACTTATAGAAAAATATAAAAATAAAGAAAAACAAATAAGAAAAGAAGTATTTGCAATGTATACTCAACCTTGATTTACTGAAAATCAAATATATAATGAAAAAAATGCAAGTGTTGAAATTATATCTATATTACTTGATGTAGTAGAAGATTTAAAGAATGTAAAAGCAGTTTGAATTAAATATTTACAAGAAACTATTGAATCATTAATATGAGATCATACAAGAGATATAGAAAATAAAATATGAGGATTTACAAATATAAATACAATGTCTGTATATACTGAGACTGATTTGATGTTAAGATGAGCAAATGTTTATGTTGATATATATTCATATTATGAAAGAAGTTTAGAATGATTTAAGAAAGTAAAAGAAGAACCAGAAACAGAAGTACAAGAACAACTACAAGAAGAAGATAATTCGTAAATTTCTATTGCTTATTAGAAATAATAGGCAATATGAAGTTCGAGAATACTTTATAATAAATCTCTTTTATATCTCCTAAAAAATATCTAATATGGATGAGTTAGAATCAATAGAGACTTCGGAAGAAGAAACTATAAATGTTGAGACAACAACTGAAAACAATGAAGAAGATGAGGTAGCTTGAACAGAAGAGGTAACTTATGAACAAGCAATGAAATGGAAAGAAGATTTAAGAAAAGCTAGTCGTAAGATAGCCGAACTTAAAAAACAAACTCCAAAGAAAGAAGCCTCAACAGATACAGAACTAAGATTTTTCTTTATAGAAAATCCTGAATATAAAGAACATAAAGAATGAATATTAGAAGTCTTATCTAATCCTAAATACAAAGATTTAACTCCAGATGAAGCATTAGCTATTTATAAACTAAAAGCTCCTAAAGAGAGTCAAACAGTTATAAAAAATACAATTTGAGGGGCTTATAAACCAAAGCCAAAAACTCTATGAGAAATGGATGAAAAAGAAGCAGTTAATTTGCCACCTAATGAGTATATTAAATACCTAAAAGCTAAATGAGAGTTAAAATAATATTTTTTAACTATAAATAAAATGACTGTAATAAACTCAAATTCAACTACAAGTTGGAATAAAACTAAATATACAAAAACGGTTTCGTCTTTGTTATTTACAAAATCAGTTGCTATGAGTCTTGCTAATACTGAATTAGAAGCTGATATGCCTGATTGAACTACTATTGTTAGACCTACTACTTGATTTTTATCAATTCAAACATATACTCCTAATAATACGGTTACATATGATAATCTAGAATTAGGAAATGAAAATTTAGTTATAAATGATACTCCTATGGTAGCATTTACACTAGACCAAATTGAAGATGATGATGCAGGATGGAATATCAAAATGAACACAATGGAAAATGTAGCTAAATTGTTAAGAGAATATGTTGATTGAAAATTCTTCGGACAAATCTTAAACTTTGGAAATACTTTAGATTCTACAACTACTTTATCAAAAACTAATGCTTTTGATACTGTTTCTGCTGCAATAGCTGAATTAATCAACTATTGAATAGATGAAACTAAAATAGTTCTAGTAATGGATGCTTTCGGTGTAAACTATGTTGAACAAAATGCAGTAAACTCTACATTTGCTTTGAGTGATAAAACATATACAGCTTGATATATGAACAAAACAGTTTCTTATGCTAACTTAGTTAGAAGTGAGAATTTGCCTTGTGTATGAAGTTTTATATTTGGAGCAACTCCAACTGATTGAGATACTGTAAAAATCAATGGGCTTACATTTACAATGAAAACAACTCTAGGAACTACTGCTTGAAATGTACTAATTGGAGCAAGTGCAACTACTGCTGGTGCTAACTTAGCTTCTGCAATTAATGGTAGTGCTTGAGCTGGTACAACTTATGTAGCTTTAGTTGCAAAAACTAGAAATAAATATTTAAGAGGGTTAACTGCTTCTGCTACTACTTGAACTGTTACATTAACATCAAGAAGAGGTTACAGAGGTGCTTGAGCTTTTGCAAAAACAATGACATCTGCTTCAAATAAATTTGGACAATTTGTTATTTACTATGCAACTTTTGAAGAATGAGCAATACATCTTGTAATGAGAGATAATGTTAGAGCTTTGACAGGAAGAATTCCTTGAAGTGCTACTTACGAATACTTAACTTGGTCAAGATTTGGACTTAAAGTATTTGAAGATGGTGTTGAAAGAGGTTTAATTATCCCAGTTCAAGCGAGAGCAGCTGAATAATAGGTTACTAAACTAGCCCTTAGAAATAGGGGCTAGAAAGTACTTTATTATTTAATTATAAAAATATGTTTAGACCTTGTATAAATAAAAAAACTTGAGCAGTTGATTTAATAAATTTAGATAATAATCCTGATTTAAGTGATTATGATATTGTAAAGATATCAAGAGAAGCTAATGAGTGAAGTATTAATTTAGATTGAGATGAAGTAAAGACAGAATCTAAAGATAAACAAGCAGGACAGAAATTAAGTGAGTTAGAAGAAGATCTGCAAATTGAAAAAGCACTTTGAAAAAAGTAAATAAAAAATTAGCTTATCTGAAAAGATAGGCTAGATTTTATCTATTTTTTATAAAAATATGAATGTAGCTTGAATAATATCACAGATGAGAAGAAAAGCTAAAGTAGATACTTCTCAATACTCTGATGCAAATGCTTTAATAGACTTGAACACTCTTAAAGATGAATTTTGGAGCAAAATTTGTAGTAAAAAGAAAAAATTAAACTGGCAAGAATGGAAAACGAACTTGGAAGCTTTACAAAGTGAATACACACTTGCAGAAGTAACAAGTACAACACAATGAACTAAATTACTTGAATCAATTTCTATAAATTATAATTGAGAAACATACGATACAATTTGATGATTAAAATATATTCCAGCAAGAAAGGTAGAAAAAACAGAATTAGTAAATGATTGGGATTATTATGTAGAAAATCAAAGTGAATTAGATCCTATATTTTATAAAGCTGATAATTCATATTTTATAGCACCTGCCCCTAGAAATGCAGTTACAAACTGAATAAAACTAACTTGAATTAGAAATATCCCTGATTATATACTTGCTACAACTGAAACTCAAATGATGTTACCTACTGATATAATCCAGACTTTAGTGTTTTGATTAATTGTATCTTGATTAGAAGAAAAATGAACAGATGCTTGAACTGTAAATAATGCAGAAACTAGACGGGAGAAAAAAAGAGATGAAGCAATAGATACTATAATGAATAATGTAGATGAATGAGCTTGGATTAATGAATATCCTGAATAATCTTTAATTAAACTCTATGGCAAACTATAAAAAAACAAGCTGGATATGATGAATGAGTGAATGAGATTATGTATCTTGACCTGATAGATATCTATACTCTGAAAATATAAACACAACTTCAAATCCACATTATATAGAATTATGATTAAAACCTGCTAAATACATAAATACAGCAAAAACAATACATAGTTTACTTGAAATAAATGATAGAGTTTCTAATTCATCAGTTATAGCAAGTTTTTGTTCTGACTGAGTAATTCATATAAATAGTGATACTGCTGCTTATACAAATGCTGGTTTATGACATTTAGAATATCCTGTGTTTATTTTAGATTGATATGTATATTTTGTTAATTCTTGATGAGCTACATCTGCATTTTTATTAAATAGAACTACAATAACAGATGCAATATCTTGAACTTGGAGTCCAACTTTATCTTATGCAACATTATCAACAAATGATTATTTTGAGTTTCATTGAGCTTTAGTTGTGCAATTCTTTGCATATATATGGTTATGAAATAAAATAAATAAATTTGATAGTCAAACTTGATTAGTTGAAGAATACAATATAACTGGTTGAGAAGAAATTGTTTGAATTACTTACAATGCAGGTAATTACAAAATATATACAGAAACCTGAAAAATGGCAATATGGAATTGAGTAGAAGATACAGTTAGTTTTGTATGAACAACTATTAATTTTAATATCAAGAAAGTTTACCAAAAATGAAGTATTGATTATATAGTTAGTTGAGATGAAAGTTGATGAGAATGATTATATTATATGAACTGATATACAGCAGTTGTAATATATCAAAATACATATAGTAAACAATTAGCAGATACAAAGTTTAAATTCCAAAGATGACAATCTATATCAAGTTATATAGATAAATTAGTTATGGTAGAGCAATGAAATAGTTATTTGAGATTATGTACTATGTGAAAGGATTTACAATGATATCCTAATGCTTATAATTGTATATTAGCAACAAATAGCTATTGAAGAAGAATAGAATTATTAAATGCAGTATTGTATAGTAAATGATATATATATTATAGTTATAGTGATTGAGTGAATAAATGAGTTGATAGATTTTTAGCAACTTGAAGTACTTGAACTAAACAAACAACTTGATATATAGTAACTAACATTAATGACTTACAATTATGAATAGATTTAAAAAGTTATAAATGATTATATTTTAAAGTGAAAGACATTACATCAACTCAATATATAGAAGTATATAAGAGTGATGATTGATGAAGTTATAGTTTAGTTTGAACAATTAACTCTCAACCTGAACACGATATAGCAAGATTAAATATGACTTGATTTTTTAGAGATTTTTCATATAAATTTATACTTTACAGTAATTCTAGTACATCTCCTAAAATATATTATTGATTTAAACATAAATATGACTCAAACGACATCACAAACTAAAGATTTAGTTGATAAAGCTTTTGATATTCCAGAAATAAGAATTACAGATGAATATTGAATCAACACAAATAAACTAAAGCCTTGATTAAATATAGAAGATAATGGTTGATGAAATGTAAAGACTATTATATTTACTAGACTTGCTACTGTATGAACTTGAAATCAAAGTTTTACTTGATTTTGATTTACTCCAACATCTTATCAAATAAAAGCTTGGAGAAGTTGAAGTAGTGCAGTGGCTACTTGGTCTACTTGATGATATAATACAACTAATTACTGTTTACAACTAGCAGATTGATGAAGTAATGATGTTAGTTCTAGTAATTATGTATTAAGAGTATTTTATACTAACCAATGATGAGATAGAACAAGTGCAACACACATAAGTTTTGATAGTGATTGAATAACTTTAAATTTTAATTATTCGTGAGAAAATATAGTAATGGAAATAACAGCTTATTAAAATAAGTTTGTTTTTTTATAAATACAATTATAATAAAGTTAATAGAATTTAATATAAAATATATGGCATATACTCCAGAACAAAACAAGGCATTTGAGGACTACTTAAATGAAAATAAAATCATTGCACCAACAACAACAGATTTGAAGACTAAGATAGAAACTTGAAATTCAACAGCAAGTGATAATTATGCTTATAATAAAGCTACTTGAAACCAACAATGAGCTAGAGAAGTTATGCTATGAAGTGAATGAGCTAAGAATATGAAAACAACAGTAAATGCAGAAGAAGTAAAATGATTAAGTCAAGAATGAATTACAAATCCTAATATTGTAATGGAACAACCAAAACCTATACAAGAAGCTCCTATACAAGAAAAAACAACTACTATTACACCTGAATGAAAAACAGAAGTAATAAAAGAAACACCAAAACCTACTTGAATTACTAAAGATACAAACTGGGAAGATACAGATAAAAGTATTTGAAGTTTAGAACAAATGGTAGAATCTAGATATTGAACAATAGCAACACAAAATCCAGACTGAACACTTACAGCAACTGTTTGAGATAAATCATATAATTGGGCTATTTGACCTGATTGAAAACCTAGTAAAACAGAAGTACAATTATCAAATGCTGATTTAATAAAAAATCAAATGCTTTCTAAGTATATGACAGCTAATTCTGACCAAATATATAATGGTTTAGTTAATTGAGATATAACTGCTGAAATTAAAGCAAGTTTAATAGCAAATCCTAATTATGCAATTGCAGAAGAAAAACATAAAAAGAAAATATCAGCAGACAATACAAATAAAATGATGAAAGGAATGTATAATACTTCTACTTGAAAAACAGATGAAGAAGAAATAGATCCAGTAACAGAAACTAATAATAAGATAGTTGCAAATAAAATATGAAAAACAGATGAAGAATTACTAGATTATAGCGACTTTATAGCACAAGATGAAGATTTAACAACAAATGTAAAAGATTTAAGTGCTAAAAACCTACAATTAAAAGAACTTAATCAAATAGCTAAAGATAGATATAATGATATAGAAAAAAAATACCCTTGATTAGATAAAAATAGTGCAATATTACTAGCTTCAAGACAAAATGAGTCTATTTATAACCAAATAGATGCTTTAAGTGATGAAATAGCAAATTTACAAGCTAATGTTACTTATAGAGAAAAAATACTAGATAAAGAGTATAATACAAAATTATCTCAACAACAACTAGAAGAACAAAGAGCTTACGAACAATCACAAACAGAGGAACAAAGATCATATAATGAACAACTACAAACAAAACAACTAGAACAAGAATATGCTTATACTTATTGAGATTTAAACTCTGAAAATCCAACTTTACAAAATATAGCTATTGAAAGAGCAGTAGCAGACCTTTACACTAAATATCCATTATCTTGAATGGAAAGTCAAGCTATGAAAGTACAAAAAGTAAAAGATAGAATGGCACAAGGTATGACTTGAAGTGAAGCTATTGCAAGTTTAGAAAGTGAGATTAGAAAAAGTGATAGATATAAAACTTATATAGATGAGCAATCTAAATGACAAGAATGAAAAGTAACTTATTGAAAAGTTTGAGTAGATTCTACTTGAAAAGATATATACTGATTTATAGATACAGCAAATAAAACGATTAGTTGAACATCTTGAAATTTATGAACAACTCCAACTTGATGAACAACAACAGCTCAACCAACTTGAAACCTAGTTACAAGGAAAATAGGTAATACAAATGCAACAAGAACACTTGATGAAGTAGCTATGAATAGCTTTGATACAGTTGCAAGTGAAATGGCAAAGGCTTGAATTAAACTTGTAGTATGAAGTTCTTATAGAACAAAAGAAGAACAACAAAAATTATATGATAATTACATAGCTTGAAAATGATGAATTGCTGCAAAACCTTGAGAAAGTAAGCACGAGTCTTGAATGGCTATTGATATTTACTCAGATAACAAGCTTTCTTGACCTACACAAGCTCAAATTGATATAATGACTAAGAATTGATTTAAACATATGGCTATACCTTGAGATTTATGACATTTTGAATATGTATGAAAACAATCAACTTGAGATTTATCAACTCTATGACAATTTATGAAAGATAATCAAGATAGATGAGTTTGATATAGTAATGATGATGTAACGGCATTTAATAATAAAATTGATAGAATGGCGAGTGTTTGAGATGAAAAATGAATGGCAGTTTCATATAGAAAAATGCTTATGGATGATAAAACATTTAAAAAAGAGTTTGATGATACAACAGTATTTGCAAAATCACTTGATACAGTAGAAAAGCTTATAAGTGATTATGAAAAAGCAGGTAAAAGTACAAATGCAGCTAAAGCACTTGCAGAAAAAGTTTGAAGAAAATTATGAATAACTACAGATACAGCTCTTGCACAATTACAAACACAACTTTGAGTAACAATGGCTAATTATATAAGAAGTATATCTTGAACTGCAGCAAGTGATGTAGAAGTACAAAGATTAATGGGAAATATGGCTAATATAGGGAATATAAAAGACTTAAACACTGCAATAGTATGACAAGTAAAATCAAATGCGATGAATTGAATAAAACAAATGATAGATAATAGAATGTATTGAATGCCTGAAGATTTAAAACCAAAAGTTTTTTGAGATATATATTGAAAAACTAAACCAAATGAAGTATTAACATCTACTTGAAAATCTTGAACTACTTATACATTTAATCCTAAAAAATAATAATATGGCAGAAACAAAATTTAACTTATTTAGTAATATTCTGTGAACTGTAAATACTCCTACAACAAGTAATTTTAAACCACCTATACAAACAACAGGTGGTTGAATTACTGCACCTATACAACCGAATAATACTATATTGCCTTGATTAAAACCACAAACAAATGCAATACCTAGTAAACCAGTGCAACAACCTATACAACCTATACAACAAAAGCCTTTTATTCCCACTCCAGTAGTAAAAGTATGAACACAAGCAAATGCAAGTGAAAAAAATCTAATTCAAACTTATTTAGATGATGATAATGAAGATGTAAACAATAGAGAACAGATATTTAAGATGATACAAAATTGAGAAGATGAAACACTTATAGAAGATGCAATAGTAAATAAGATAGGTTATACTTGAATTAAACAAGAGCAATGATTTGATATAACTCCTTCTTTTTGAGAAGTATGGCAATGAGCTAAAGATGTATGAACAGATGTAAAATCTTGATTATTTAACTTATGAGCTGATGTTTCAAAGTGAGTAAGATGAGAAATATGAAAAGATACTTGAATTCCACTTTGATTATTTTGAAGAACTATGGGAAACACAATGTGAACTCAAAAAGAAATAAAAGATATTTGAGAAGCATATTGAAGATGAGAAATAACAAAAGAAAGAGCTTTATTACAAAATATGTGAATGCAATGACTTTTATTAAGTGATACATTATGAGATGTTTTTATGTCTTGATTAAAAACAATATTTCCTAATGAATGAGAACAAGCAGCAAAAGAGTTAACACAATGAGCTTTAAGTACAGAAACAGGGCAAAAAATAAGTAATAAAATTGAAGAAACAAAAAAAGAGTATGAAAGATTAAAAGAGATAGACCCAAATAAAGCTAGAGATTATAAAGCAAGTTTAGGATGACTTTCATTATGATGGGAGGTTTCTTGATATTGAAGTGTAAGTAAAACAGCTAAATGAATAAAAGAATGAGCAGAAACAGTAATAGATACGGCAACTCCACTAGTTAAACAAACTTGAAAACAAGTATTAGATAAATCTTGAAAAGTAATTAAACAATGAGTAGAAAAAACAGCTGAAAAAGTATGACAGACTACTAAATGAATAAAAACAACAAAAGAACAAATAACAAGTTGATTAACTAAAGAAGAAATAAAAGGATTTCAATCTAATCCATATCAAGCAGATGAATTTAAAAAACTTACAAATAGATTAGAAAGTCCTGAATGAATAAGTGATATTAAAGATTATATAGTAGAGAGAGTTTGAGCTATAACTAAAGAGCTTACTGATGAAATAGATAAAATAAGAGCTACTAAATGAGAAACTTCTAATGTATATAAAGAAATAAGAAAACAACCAATAGAAGTAAAAACTGAAACTCTATTAAATGATTTTAAAACGACTATTGAAGCTAATTGAATGAAAGTAAATAAAAAATGAGTTATAGAAAGAGTTGCTTGAAGCAAGGCTAAAGATTTAAACCAAACTGATATATCTAAACTTAATCAATTATATAATGATATAAAAGCTGATTCTAAGAAGTGATATTTAACTCCTGATGAAATACTTACATTTAGAAAAACAGCAAGTGATTTAGCTAAATATGATGCTTCTACAACTACAACAGGGCAAGGCATAATTAGATGATTAAGAAAAAATATAGATAATACAGCAAAAGAACAAATAACTTGATTAAAAGAACTTGATTCACAATTTGTAGATAAATTAGATGAATTTGAAAATGCAGTAAAAGATTTAGTTTATAAATGATGAGATGTTAAATGAGAATGGAGAAGTAATATAGTAAATATAATATGAACTCTTGATAGAGCAAATAGAGCTAAATTACTTACTAGACTAGATGATGTTATTCCTTGAATATGAGAAAAAATACAAGCTATTGATAACATTCCTACAATATTAAAATCATTACAAAGTAAATGAATGTTTGAGAAATATACTTGAGTTTGATGAGCTATTGCTTGAGCTAGTGTATTATGAAGTGCAGTACCTGTTTTATGACATATTGCTTGAGCTATTGTTTGATGAGTATGATGAAAATTACTTGAATCTTGATTAACAGGAATAAGAAAAATTGCATTAAATAAAGTATTGAGTAAAATATCAAATGAATGAGCAAAAAGAATGAAAGAAATCAATACTAAAATAGCAAAAAAACAACTATTAAAACAAGAAGATAAAGCATTTATTAATTCTTTAAAACAACAATTCAATGATGAAATCAGCAAATCTAAAACTAATAATTTGAAGTCTACTACTACTAAGTCTATGACCAGTGGGAATATTCCTAATAATAGTAATACTGTTACTAAGAAGTTAACTCCAAAAGTAGAGCAAGGTAAGTTATTAAAGAAAACAGAAGTCAAAGAATCAAATGAAGAATTAAATGAACTTTTATCATATAAATTAAAAATACTAAAAGAATTTAGTAATAAGAATGAACTTACAAGCGAACAAATAAATAAAACGGTACAAGACTTTAATAAAATTAAAAATGCAAAAGTAATTGACATATCAAATTGAATAATGTGAGCAGATTGAAAAGTTGATAATGTAATATATGTATGAAATTGAAATTTTAGAGTCATTTCTTGAAAAAAAAGTTGAGACTTTAGTTATACCGATTTATTAAAAAGAATAAAAGAAACCACTCCAGCAACAAGCGAAATACAAACTAAACTTTCAAAACTAAATTCTTCAAATATAGAAGAAATAGCAAAGAGTATCACAACAGATATAACTAAACTAGCAAAAGTAAAACAAATCATACAAGAACATCTAAATAAGTATGGAGCAGAGTTTAAAAACTATATGGCAGAATTGGTTGAAAAAATTTCTGATTACACTTGAACTAAACTTAATTTGCTAGGTAAAGAGTGAATAGGAGTAGAGAAAACTAAACTACTAACTACAAAGAAGTTATTAAAACCTAAAGTAGATTCACTTATTGAAGAAGTATGAGCTTATAATGATTGATTTAATAAGTGAAAACTCTTTGATATATCTCCACAAAGTAAATCAAAAATATCTTCAATGGAAATAAAAGCTGATATGTGAGAAATTAAACCTGAAGAAATAAATAATCTTAATAAATGGTTTAAAGATAATAAAGATAATTATATTACTTTATATCATTGAACTTATTGATGACACGATATTATTTGACAATGATTAAAAGCTACAAAACAAAGTACTGCAAAAAGTTTACAATCTGCTCCTTGATATGTTAATTTATCATTTGACCCAAGTAGAGCTAGAACATTTTGAGAATTTGCATATCCTTGAAAAGAGATAAAAGTATATAAAGTTAATGTTAAATTATGAGATTTAAAACCAGATTTAGACCAATTATGAAATAAAAGATATTGGGGAGAAAGTCAAAATATATGAAATACTCTAGCAGATAGTTTGTTATATTGAAAATGATTTAAAATAAAATGAAATATAGAACCATATAAAATTAAATTACTAAATAAATAATTATATAAACATTCATAAATGTTCTTTTATAAACTTACTTTCTTCTTTTTGTCTAAGAATCTCTTTATAATATATGATTTTATCATTTAATCTTTTTCTATAAAAATTAATATCGTTTATATGATGATTACTTTCAGTAGGATTCAAAGATGAAATATTAAATATATCTCTATAAGTTCAATTTTCCATATATCATATATTACTATAATTTATTCAATCATATTTATCTAGTAATTCTAAAAATATATTACAATCGTTTATTCTAGCATTACAAAAATATTCATCTGGTAATAGTTTAAAATCTAACATATATCTTTTAACTTAAAAATTAATGTACTTTAAACATATATCTTTTTTACGATGAAATTTTCAACACTTCATACAAAATATATCATAGTTTAAATTATCCTCTACTTTCTTTAGTTTTTTATTCATTTACTACATAAATCTATCAATTAAATAAACAAAAGGTGCAATAGGAATAAATATATTTAATATTTCTAAATCTAAATTATTTATCATATCTTATTTAGTTATA